AGAAATCTAACCGATAAAGAACTTTCATCGGCGGAGTACGCCGATTACGGGCGTGGAGCGGAATTAAGACTGAGCGGTGATTTTCACCATTTAGCATCTGCTGTGAAGCGTCTAGAAAACCAATAGAGTTTTTGAATTTTATTGGTTTTTTTACTAAATAGGCTGAACTAATCTGTAACATTTGATGCCCGAACAGCACTATCTTGGTAATCCGCTTCTAAAAAAAGCGAATACTAAAGTCGATTTGACGGAAGAGCAAATCTTGGAACTAGCCAAATGTTCCGAAGATTCTGTTTATTTTTCTAAAAAATATATGAAAATTGTAACCCTCGATCACGGGTTACAAAATTTTAATATGTATCCTTTTCAAGAAAGGATGTTGACTTCTTTCCAAGAAAATAGATTTAATATTGTCTTATGTCCCAGACAAGTTGGAAAGCCATTATTTATACAAACTCCGGTTCCAACTTCTGAAGGTTGGTCTACAATTGAAACAATAAAAGTTGGAGATAAAGTTTTATCCCCTTCTGGAAAAGAAATAAAAGTTGTTTCAAAAACTGAAACAATGTATAACAGAGACTGTTATAAAATTTCTTTTGATACTGGAGAAGGAATTGTCGCAGATTTTGAACATAAGTGGGAGATAGATTGTAGTTATTGGACCTCCGGCAAAAAGGTGTTAACGACAAAAGAAATTTTTGAAATATATCAGAAGCGAAAGGCTAATAAAAGAGGAAATGGGGTTCAAGGTTCACTTTACATTGAAAAGTCTCAACCAATTAATTTTAGTAAAAAAGAATTAGAAATTGATCCATATCTATTGGGCCTATGGTTGGGGGATGGCCATTCAACTAGAAGTGCGATAACGGCACACAAAAAAGATTATGAATACTATAAGACTAAAATAGATGTTGAACACGAAAGGGAAATAAACAATTGTATAATTTTTAAAGTTAGGAATTTACAACAAAAATTACGAGATAAAAATTTATTAAAAAATAAGCACATTCCGCAAATCTATCTACGTTCAAGTTATAATGATAGACTAGAACTTCTTCGAGGTTTAATGGATTCAGATGGTTCAACAAAGAAAAACTCAAGATCATTTGAATTTTATCAAAAAAAATATAGTCTCATAGAACAAGTGGTTGAACTTCTTGGGACAATGGGTATTAAATCCAGAGTGAGAGATAAAAAAATTAATGAAACAACCTATTATACTGTTTCTTTTACAACAACCGAAACTGTTTTTAATTTACCTAGAAAAATTAACCAGGCCGCTACTGATAAAAATACTAGAAAAAATGAAGAAAGACACTACATTCATTCAATTGAAAAAGTAGATAGCGTTCCTGTTGCTTGCATTCAAGTTGACGATTCCGAGCATTTATTTCTTTGCGGGAAATCCTTTATCCCTACACATAATTCTACCGCAGTGGTGGCATTTCTACTACATTATGCTATTTTCAATGATAACGTAAATATTGCCGTTCTAGCAAACAAGGCAAGCACCGCAAAAGAACTTCTTAGTAGATTACAGAGGGGATATGAAAATCTTCCAAAGTGGCTTCAACAAGGAGTTATCTCTTGGAATAAGGCTTCATTAGAAATAGAAAATGGTTCTAAAATCTTTTCAGCATCAACTTCCGCATCATCTGTCCGAGGTGGCTCATACAATATTATTTTTCTCGACGAATTTGCTTTCGTTCCTCACCAAGTTGCCGATGAATTTATGAGTTCTGTATATCCGACTATCACTTCGGGTAAAGAATCAAAGGTTATAATCGTTTCAACCCCGGCGGGTATGAACCACTACTATAAACTGTGGGATGATGCACTGAAGCGAATAAACAAGTATGTTCCTATGCGCGTTTATTGGCAAGATAAGTATGATGTTGCCTTTAAAGAAGAAACAATTGCTAACATTGGTCAGTCCCGTTGGGATGCTGAATATGAGTGCGAATTTTTGGGCTCATCTGATACTCTTATTAGCGGTTCTAAACTTTCCAATTTAGTAGTTGAAGCGCCAATAAGAACCCAAGACCTTCTTGATGTTTATGAAGACCCAATACCCGGTAAAATCTATGTTATTACCGTAGACGTTGCTGAAGGTGTTGAATTAGATTATTCTGCATTTGTTGTATTTGACACGACGCAGATTCCGTATAGAGTAGTTGCAAAATATAGAAACAATGATATTCCAAGTTTAAGATTTCCAGATGTCATTGAACCAGTCGGGCGAGCGTATAATGATGCATTTATTTTATGTGAGGTAAATAACGATTCTCAAGTTGCATATATTCTTCACACTGAATATGGTTACCCTAATGTTATTCAAACTAAAACTTTAGGCCGAGGTGGACAAGTTGCCGGTCAAAATTTAGCAGGTAAGGGTGTTAAATATGGTATCAAAATGTCAAAACCAGTAAAAAGAACTGGATGTTTAAATTTAAAAACATTCATTGAAGAAGATAAACTCATCTTTAACGATAGGGATATTATTGGAGAACTTACAACATTTGTTTCTCGTTATAATAGTTTTAGTGCAGAAGAAGGTAAAAATGATGACCTAACAATCTGCCTTGTATTATTTGCTTGGATAAGCACTCAGGAATATTTCAAAGAAATGACTGAAACCGATATCCGCAAAAAACTAAGAGAAGAGCACGAACAAGAACTAGAGGAAAATGACTCAACACCATTTGGATTTATCTCTTCAGCGGATTCAGTTCCTAATGAACTTACAGAATTATACGACAAATATCTAGGAGCCGAAAGAGATAGTGAAGGAAATCTCTGGCACACATCAGATAACGACCATTCTTATTTCTGGAACTACAATTATTGATTATAGTTTAAATGCCCAATTTCATAAATACTATTAAGACTTACTGAAATTAGGCATAAAAAATGGCGACACCCCAATTATCTCCTGGATATATCATTAGAGAAGTTGACCAAACTGTTGGTCGTGTAGATAACATTGTTGATAATATTGGAGCGATTGCTGGTCCCTTTAGCATTGGACCGGTTGAACAGGCTGTAAATATTAGAACCGAACAAGAACTTCTTACAGTATTCGGCAAGCCCCAGAATAATGATGCTCAATACGAGTATTGGCTCTCTGCATCATCTTTTCTAACTTATGGTGGCGTTCTTAAGACTATTCGTTGCGATGGTAGCAACCTAGTCAATGCTAATGCAAAGCACGATGCTGTTGGGGTATCAACCGTTGGGCAAGCCAATCTGAAAATTAAAAACTTTGATGATTATAATCTCAATTACACTAGTGATACTCAAACTTATATCTTCGCGGCCAAAACTCCAGGTGAATGGGCAAATAACCTAAAGGTTGCCATCATTGATGACAAAGCCGACCAGATTCTTACCGTTGGTGCTGCCGCAACCGCTGGTGTTATTGGTTTAGGTGTTACTACTCCTCTGGTTAACATTCCTTCCGCTGGTGTTGGTGCCACATCTCTTTTCAATGGTTATCTAAAAGGAATTATCACTGGTGTTGGCAATAGCACTATTGACGTAAAGATTACTTCAGTTGTAGATTCAACTAGGGTTGAAACCGCTGTAACTTATGCGGAACGCTCACAACTCAGTTCATTCCTAACAAACAATAGCATTTCTATTATCAATAGCAGTGGAGTTGGTGTTGCCACCACAACCGCAGCAGTTGTAAAAGATTGGTATAATGAGCAAGTAATTCCTCTTACTAACAGCAGCATTTATTGGAAATCAATTGCACCCAAACCAGTATCTAATCAATATGCACTGGAGCGCAATAGCAAAACTGATGCAATTCACGTTGTTGTAATTGATGATACTGGAAGTATTACCGGTATTCAAGGAAATCTTCTTGAAAAGTTTGTTAATCTTTCTAAGGCCACTGATGCCCGCTCAACGGTAAATGTTCCCCAGAATATCTTCTGGAAAACTTATATTGCTGAGTATTCTGATTATATTTACGTTGGAGATAACCCTTCAGATAATAGTAACAATGAAGTTGTTTATCCGACCGGATTTAGCAGCGGTTTCACTCCCTTCACAATTGGTCAAGGTCTATGGAATCTTCCTACCCAAAGCATAACATTTGGTGCAATTGGTAATTCAGTATTTTCACTTAAAGGCGGTAAGGATTACGGGGATAATGGTGGAATGCTGCCATCTCTTGCAAATATTATTACTTCTTATCAGTTTTTTGTTGATGCTGATAAGTATCCTATGGATTACCTGATTATGGGTCCAGGTTACACCAATAAGATTGATTCACAGGCAAAGGCAAATCAACTTATTTCTATCGCAAGCCAAAGAAAAGATTGTATTGCAACTATTTCTCCCCATCGCTCTGATGTTGTTGGTCTAACCAATACTGAAACTCAGACCAATAACATTATTGAGTTCTATACTAGTCTCTCTAGTAGTTCATACGCAGTATTTGATACTGGTTATAAGTATATGTTTGATAGATTCAATAATCGCTATCGTTACATTCCTTGCAACCCAGATATTGCAGGTCTAATGATTCGTACCAATATCGGTGCATATCCTTGGAATTCTCCTGCTGGTCAGCAAAGAGGCGTTCTTAATGGCGCAATCAATCTTGCATATAGCCCAGATAAGAGTCAGAGAGACCGCCTATATCCTTCTCGTATTAATGCCATTGTAAACATTCCAGGATTTGGTCCAACTCTTTGGGGTGATAAGACTGCTCTAGGTTATGCCTCAGCCTTTGACCGGATTAACGTTCGTAGGTTGTTCCTAACTGTTGAGCAGGCTATTAGTTCAACCGCGAATTCAACTTTATTTGAGAACAACACTGAACAAACTCGTTCCAACTTTATTAATATTGTAGAGCCTTATCTTCGGGATATTCAGGCAAAAGGTGGTCTATACGATTTCCGAGTTATTTGTGATAAATCAAATAACACCGATGATGTTGTTGATAACAATGAGTTTAGAGCCGACATTTACCTTAAGCCAGTTAAGGCAATTAACTTCGTAACTCTTACTTTCGTTGCTACTCGCACGGGTGTAAGTTTTGAAGAAGTAACCGGTCGCGCTTGATTTATAACTAACTAATATAAACGGAGTTCTCAAACTAAAATGGCAACACTAAAAACGATCACCGGCTTTAAATCTAGACTAGCGGGCGGCGGTGCTCGCTCTAATCTATTTGAGGTTAGCATTCCCGCATTTCCCAATATTGTTCCAGGCTGGGACAATGATACATTTACATTTATGTGTAAAGGTGCCCCAATTCCTGCATCTAATATTAACCCAGTAGACGTAAGTTTCAGAGGTCGTATTCTAAGAGTTCCTGGCGATAGAACTTATGACCCTTGGGCTATTACCGTTATTAACGATGAAAACTTTAAGATTCGTACCGCCTTTGAATCGTGGTCAAATTCTATCAACCGTATGGAAACTGGTACAGGTGTAACAAGGCCAGAATCTGTTATGGCTAACCTTGCATATGTTCACCAACTTGGCCGTGGTTATGACAATGGAATTGAATCTACTCAAGTTTCAAATGCAACAAACGGCACCTCAGTAAATCCAATTCGTACTTATATTATTCATAACATTTGGCCAACTAACGTTAGTTCTATTGACCTCAACTGGGATTCAACCGACCAGATTCAGACTTTTACTGTAGAGTTCCAGATGACCCATTGGACTGCTGGTAATGCTAACGGTATTACTGACCAAGTAAACGCCCCAATTTTCTAATCTAAATAAGTCAAACAAAGGTACACTTTATTAATGGCTAAATTATTTGGATTTTCTATTGAGGATAGTAATAAGAAATTATCCAAAAATATTATATCGCCGGTTCCCCCTAATAATGATGATGGTTCCGACCATTATCTGACAACCGGCTTTTTTGGTTCTTATGTTGACGTTGAAGGTGTTTATAGAACAGAGTTTGATTTAATTAAACGATATCGGGAAATGGCGCTTCATCACGAAGTTGATAGCGCCATTGAAGATATTGTAAACGAGGCAATCGTATCAGATACAAACGATTCTCCAATTGAGATTGAACTTTCTAATCTTAATGCAAGTGATGGAATTAAGAACGCAATTCGTCAGGAATTTAAAACAATTCTTGAAATGCTTGATTTTGATAAAAAGTGTCACGAGATTTTCAGGAACTGGTATACTGACGGAAGACTATATTATCATAAACTGATTGACTTCAAGGACCCACACGCCGGGATTCAAGATATTCGGTATGTGGATGCTATGAAAATTCGCTATGTTCGTCAAGCGAAAAAGCAGAAGCGAGATATTCTTGGTCCAAAAATGTATGGCGACCAGGGACCAAACGAACAAGTTTTCCCGGATTTAGAGGAGTATTTTGTTTATAATCCTAAGCAATCTTATCCAGTAGGCGCAGCGGATATGTCTGCTGGTGCAGAAAAAGGAATTAAGTTTACGAAAGAATCTATCGCATATTGCACATCTGGTCTCGTTGATAGAAATAAAGGCACATCTCTTTCATATCTTAATAAGGCAATCAAGATTCTCAATCAACTTAGAATGATTGAGGATAGTGTCGTTATTTACCGTCTTAGTAGAAGTTCCGAAAAAAGAATTTTCTACATTGACGTAGGTAATCTACCAAAGCCTAAGGCTGAGCAATATCTTCGTGAAATGATGATGCGTTATCGCAATAAGATGAACTACAATAACCTTACCGGTGAAGTAGACACTTCCCGTAAATTTGTTAGTCTTATGGAAGATTTTTGGTTCCCTCGTAGAGAAGGTGGTCGCGGAACTGAAGTTACTACTTTACCTGCGGGCTGTCTAGCAATGGATACAAAAGTGTCGCTGCTGGACGGAAGAGAATTAACAATTTCAGAGATTGAGGCTGAAATGAAAAATGGTAAGCATCTTTGGACTTACTCTTGTCACCCTTCAACCGGTGAGTTTGCGCCCGGTTTGATTTCATGGGCTGGGGTAACACAAAAGAGCGCAAAGGTTATGAAGATTACTCTTGATAACGGTGAGAGCATTGTATGCACTTATGACCACAAGTTCCCAATTTATGACCTGGGTTTTGTTGAGGCAAAAGATTTGACGGTGGGGCAAAGTATGATTCCTACAATAACAAATCTAACCGATTTTTATACAATTCAATTTATTGATTACTTAGATGAAGAAATTGAAGTGGGAACGCTAACTATTGATTCAGAAGAGTCCATTCATAACTATCACACTTTTGCCCTTTCTTGTGGTGTTTATACCAAAAATAGCAATCTTGGTGAATTAACCGATTTAGATTACTTCAAACGTAATCTATACAAGGCACTAAATGTACCAGAGACCCGCATCGGCGGAGATAGCGGATTTAACCTTGGCCGTTCAACTGAAATTTTAAGAGATGAAGTAAAGTTTACCAAGTTTGTAGGAAGACTCCGCAAACGCTTCTCTCAACTTTTTATTGACCTTCTAAGAACTCAACTTCTACTAAAGAATATTGTAACTCCAGAAGACTGGAAGAAAATGGCTGAACATATTCAGTTTGACTTCCTTTATGATAACCACTTTGCTGAACTCAAGGAATCTGAACTATTTACCGAAAGGCTCAATATGGTCTCTATGGCCGAACCTTATGTTGGAAGATATTTTTCACAAGATTATCTGCGCCGTAAGATTCTCCATCAAACTGATGAGGAAATTGTTGAACAAGATGAGATTATGGCAAAAGAGATTGAAGACGGTATTATTCCCGACCCCAATGCACCAGTTGACCCACAAACTGGTTTACCCATAGAAGCGGGTATGGCACAACCAGACGGCGCTCCAGGCGCCCCACAAGGCCCTCCAGCAGCCTCTGGTGCAGGAAATAACATAGACGGTCAATCTGGCAAAGTTCCAGTAGAACCTGATATCAAACCTAAGGAGCCTAAAATGCCTAAGGGTGGGGAAATCTAAATAGACTTAGTTAATTTATAACAAAATGGAAGACCAAGACCTACTTGATTTGATTGCTGCTGACGAATCACCAGCACAAATCAGTGACATTATTAAAGACATTATTTCATCTAAGGCACTAGAAAAAATTGATGCCCTAGTTCCTGAAGTTTCTACTTCACTCTTTAATGGTTCAGAGGATGAATGAACGAACTCAAAGATTTCTTTGAGGCAGTAAGTAAAGAAAAAAAGGTACAACAACAAGAAGTAGACGAGTTAGTTTCTACTTCTTTTGATGATTTTTTTGTTAAGCCTCTATTAGAAGAAGTAAAACCAAAAAAGAAAAAGGTTAAAAAAACACCAAATAAAGTTGAAGTAACCGAAGAGCATATTAATAAAGTTCCGTCTTTATTGGAAAGGTCTTTGGGTCTTCTTGCCGAGCCATCAAATGTTAAGCAACAGAAAGACCCCTTAACACCCATTGACCAAAAGTTTGCAACTCACGAAGACTTGCAAAAACATTATAGTGCTTTTCTTTCCCGTATTCAACAACAACTATCCACATTAGGTGGTGGCGGTGAAACTCGTTTAAGATATTTGGATGATGTTGTAGGAATTGCAACGAATTCTGCTGCTTATGACGGAGCATTTTTACAATGGAACTCATCTACCAATACTGCAGGATTTTCAACCTATATTGGAGGACTTTTAATTAATGAAACTCTGGATACAGTCACCGACCGTGGAAATACAACCACGAATGGTATTGGAGTTTCGTTTGTAAATATTTCAGTTGGTTCTGTAATTTCTGGAGTATCTTCAATTGTTGCAAATATTACAAGAGCAAATTTAAGTTCAGTTCTTGAATATGGACCATATGCAAATCTTGGTATTGGTAGTTATGGATTAACATATGGTATTACTGGTGTTAATTATGCAGTTTATGAACTCCAAGTAGTTCCATCACCTACACTTCAAATCGGTGATGTTGTTGCTGGTGCAGGTATTTCAATTGGAAGTGCAATTATTGGAATTGGTACTGGTGCGTATAATAAAGTTATTATTACCGATAAGACTTTCCCCGTAGGTGCAGGTGCATCTCCTTTACCATATGGTGAACCAATTAATTTTGCTCGTGCAGTTGTTAATCCTGGTTTATCAATCGCAACTCTTGATAATACAGACATTACCTTGAATGCTGGTGCTGGTGGTAATGTTGTTACTCACTCGGACATTCTTCCATATGCAACTAATATCTGGTCGTTAGGTTCGCCGGCGAGAAGATTTAAAGAAGTCTGGTTTGGAACTGGTACGATTTACGTTCAGGACGAAACATTAGGAAACGACCAAGCACTTGGAGCAAAGGATGGTAATTTCTATATCAAAGGTGGTGCAGGTTTAGAAGTTGGTGAATGGATTTTATCAGATAATAATATAAAAATTAAAAATCCTGCTCGGGATGTTTATTTTGGTTCTCTTGGTGCAACCGCAGATGTTATATTCAATCGTTCAATAAAAATTCAAGACAGCAGTAATAGAACGGCATATTATACAGACCGCACAGGACGCACTCAATATTATCCTCCAACTATTCCTGCGGGGGATATTGGTGGAGTAAGCATTATTGGTTCAGCAGGTGGAGCATATCAACCAGTCACAAATGCTGGTGGAATGCTTCATATTACTGGTAATGATAATGCAGTAAGTCGTATTACAAATGATGCATTTGGTACTGGTGTTTTTCCTGCTTATGTTAGTCGTGCTGCTCGTGGAACTGCAGCATCTCCAAGTTCAATATTTCTTTGGGATATTTTAAGTCGTTATAGTACAGTTGGATTTGGTACTACAACATTTCCTACAGGACCTGCAGCAAACAATATAGAAGTTTATGCAAGAGAAAACTTTACAAATAGTAGACAGGGGGCAGAATATAGATTTTATAATGCACCTATTGGTTCAACCACAAAAACATTAGATTTAACAATTAATACCGAAGGATTATCTTTTGTAGGCACAAGTAGCACTACTGGTATTACTTTTTATGATAATTCACGATTAACATATTTCCCACCACAAACAGCAGGAACTGCAGATAAGTTCCTGAAGGTTACTAATGTTGGTGGTAATTATGTAATGTCTTGGGAAACACCTCCAACTATTGTTGGTGCTGTTATCTACAAAGGAACTTATAATGTTGTTACCAATACTCCACCAATCATAGATGCATCGGGACAAGCAGGTTGGGAATATACGGTAGTTGGAGTTGGTACAACTAATTTTGGTAATGGACCACTATCACTTCAAGACGGTGACTTGTTAATTCATAATGGAGCCCATTACGACCAAATTCCTGGTCCAAGAACGCAACTGAATTCTGATTGGAATGCTACAACTGGTGTTGCTGCAATTCTAAACAAACCAAATATTGTCAATCAAATTATTGGAGGAACTGGTGTATCACTATCTCCTTCTAATGGAATTGGAACAGTCACAATTAATGCAACTGGAACACAGAACCTCAATTCAGTATTAACTAACGGAAATACTTCGGCACTTGGAATAAATGTTGGAGTTGTATCCGCAACTTCTTATACTGGTAATGGTGTAAATCTAACTGGTATTGTAACTTCTATTGTTGCTGGT